TGACCCCTTGACTTTTAATCAAGTTGTCCGGGGTTCGAATCCCCGCACGCTCACTTTAAAAAGCACGGTTGCCAAATGGCTAAATACCGTGCTTTTCTTGTATTTATGCGGCTTTTAAGGGTATGACCTGTCTAAAAATCATACCCTTAAAAGTAATCGAAAGTATCTAAAGTTTAGGGAAGTATTTGTTCCATCCGTGTTCCATGTTCCATTCGTATTCCAGAAATCTAAGATACCATTTCATTTAGTTGTTCCATTTTTCGTTCCATAGGCTGTTCCACTTTTTGTTCCAAATTTAAAGCATCATTTACAGCGGATATGCTATCTTCTTTTTCTAACATTAAGTGATTGTATACTTCCAGAACGACCTTTTCAGAATCCCCTACAAGCCTTGCAATCATCTTTATGCTAATCTTAGGGAACTGGTAGCATAAGTTTGTGCAGTAATTGTGGCGGAAGATGTGGCTTGTTAAATCCTCAATAGGACTTTCGCTGACCGCCTGCATTGCTTTTATGATTCTACCCCACATCCTGCGGAAACCAGATTTTGTCATAGGCTTGTAATCACGATTTATGAATAAGTATTTCTTGCCATCTTTTCTAAGTTGTTTTATGTAACTAGAGATTGTATCGAATACATTATCTGGTAACGGTAACGTTCTTTCTCCATTCTGTATGTTTTTCACTGATTTTTTCTTTGGTATGTTGTCTGATATGTCGTGTGATTTGTCGATAGATACTGTATGTGCTTCTAGGTCAAAGTCTGCTTCTGTTAGTGCTAAGGCTTCTCCACACCGCAATCCACAGCCGTAAATGATATAGACATAGATTTTATCCATTAAATTAAAATCTGCCTTAAAAACGGCTCTCTGTTCGTCTGGTGTCAATGGGCGTTTTTCTTTTGCTTTGTAACTTATAGATTCAAAGTTGTCAAATATATCTGCAAATGATTGTGCGGAATAAATGCGATCACAGACAGCAGAGTGTAAGACCTGCTTAAATGTCATTACTATTTGTTGCTGTGTCCGTGGTTTGCCTTTAGCACCGTTCAGAATCAATTGTAAGTGGCTTCGCTGTACATCTTGTAGCTTAACGTATTTAATGCTGTCAAAATGGACGTTAAGCACATTGTCGTACATTTTATTGGTATTGTTTGCTCGGTTAGACTCTTTATATAGGATTTTCCACTGTTTGGCATAATCAATAAATAGTATGTCACTATCAATCATTGCCTGCCGTTGGTCCCTTAGTTGCTCAAACTCTTTTACGATTCTTTCTAAATCCTTGGAGCTTTTCTTGGACCGCAGGTGTTTGTATTTCTTTTTACCGCTGTCCTTGTATGTGCCATCCCACACGTTAGTAGAATAGTAACCATCTTTACCTTTTTTAAATTTAGCTGTTGCCATTGTATCGCTCCTTTTTAATAATCAAAATCACAAAATGGGTACAAAAATAACAGCCATGCAAAAGTAGTTTTTATAACATTGCAAAATAATATGAATGTGTTACAATAGATATGGAATTTTCTATATTAAAATTTTACTATGTTATGGAAAAGGGCTACCGTTCTTTTTAGTCTTCTAACGGTGGCTCTTTTTTGCGTTCTTGCATAACTGATGTAGTCATGATACAATATAGGTGTTTGGCTGTACTATCTTGTATGATAACTACCTTGTATTTATATTAGATAGTGCTTTGGACTGTACCTATTGGATGTGGGTACGGTCCTTTTTATTGTTTAAAAATCATATTTTGTCCAGTAACCATTGTTATTATAAGTGAAAGATGCGACGTTATTTGGAATTAAAAATGCTGCATACATCTTACTGCTACCACCGTTATATAATTTAATTTCTGAACGGTCGTATTCCCAATCAATATAAAGGGCAGATACGCCACCTAAGTTTTGTGTGGCTGATGAATTATAGAAACAATATGGATTCAATATATCAGAACCATCTAAAAAATACTTGTCATATCCGCTGATCGCAGATACATCAAACGTGAAAAGCACAAGGTTTGTGTTAGGGTTGTTAGATAATTCTTCCTGTTCAAATTCTCCCCATTTCCCGAATGATTTCAATAAATTTATAGCATCGTTTCCTTTGCGTACTTCGTTTAATTTAAAATAATATACAGAACCATAATTATTTATCGTAACACCGTTTCTTGGGTTATAAGGATTTGTTCTGCTACCTAAAGGATTAGCAGGAACTGTTGTGGTTGGTTTTGTTGTATTCTGCGTTTTCTTTTTATTCTTCACAGTTACTTTGCATTTATATTTTTTCTTTCCAATCTTTGCTGTGATAGTAGCACGTCCTGCCTTTTTAGCAACGACTTTTCCTTTTTTAGAAACTGTTGCAACTGATTTTTTACTGCTTGACCATTTAGGTTTTTTCTTTGTGCCTTTTATCTTTAATGTTTTGGATTGCCTAACAGTAAGTGTAATTTTTGAGTTAGAAATCTTAATTTTAGATTTTGCTTTTACTGTATTTAAATTTCCAAAAACGCCCAGTGTGACAGCAAGTAAAAACACAGTTAATAATTTACATGATTTTTTCATGATACTCCTCCTTTTGTTAATGTGTAACAAGCAACGTGACAATCACAATCGCAGGCAAATCGCAGGCTAGAACCCACGTATTTATGCGGTTTTAAAGACTTTTTGCATAGTTGCATCACAGGCAAATCGCAGGCAAATGACAGGCAAATCGCAGGCAAACATCAATCAACTATGCATTTTCTTTTTTTAAAGTCCAAGAAACCACGGTTTTATGCGGTTTTCAGCACCATGCAAAAAGTTTTTTAAATTTGTGATTGACAAAACAATGTTTTTAGTGTATTTTTATTTTCTTTTATATAAATATATAGTATCTAAAGACTATAGTTATATATAACCTATATAGTATTATAATAATTAATATTTATATTTAATTAAAAAGAAAAAAATAAAACAAAAAAAGAAAAACATTAGAGCTGTTTGAATGCAATTAGCTGAGGGGTGTATCCTGTCAGCATTGCAAGTTGCTCTTTTGTATAATCTTTGTGATCAAGTATCACTTCATCGGGTATCAAAAGTTCCGAAGCAAATGTCTGTGCTTCTTGTTCGATAGAGTTCTCATAACAGTTCTTGCCAAATGAGAAGAAATAAAAATCTTCTTTGTGCAGGACTGCATGACCTAACTCATGAGCTAAGACCTCGTGATACTTTTTTTCGTTGTCTAATAATTTTTCGTTTATGTAAATAAAATCTCTTTCGTGAATCTTTAAATAGCAACCAGATATTTTTTTTAAGTCCCCGATCTGGATGATTATGTCTAATTCTTTTGCAAGTCTAACGGGGTTTCTGGTTTCGTATTTTTTAATCAAATTGTATACAATAGATTTAATTTGATTATGATTCATACATTCATATCCTTTCTTCACTTATTTTTCTGTTTAAGATATATAAGTGACATTTCATATTGAGCTAATATTGCGTCAAGAGATTCATCATCAAGTTTTTCCCCATCGTAGTAGATAAGGTGTCTAGTCCTGTTTTTAAGTAAATCTCTCATTCTCTCCAGTTCGTCTTTGATGTCTATTACACGGTTATCTTTTTCTTTTTTATCCTCCTCCTTTCCTGTCATGAGGTACTCAACAGACACACCGAAGAAGTCAGCGAGCTTTTGCAATCTCTCAACTTTTGGGGTACTGTTTTTCCATTTTGAAATTGAACCATTAGAAAAACCTAGTTGTTTTTCAAGCTTTCCTTGTGATAATCCTTTTGACTTCCTAAGGCTTTCAATTCGCTCATAAATAGTCATAGAATCTCCTTTCTAAAAATTACAGAACTTTTTCTGTAAAAACGCTTGACAAACTAGAAAGTTTTCTGTATAGTAAAAGCATAGCACAGAAAACTTTCAGTAAAAACAGAAAGCGATCACAGAAAAAAATCTGTATTTTATGTGGTAATTTAATATTAGAATATTTTCTGCAAAAAGTCAATGGAAATACTGAATATTTTCTAAGAAATAAAGAAAGGAGAGCAAGGAATTGTATATTTATGACAAAATTAAAAAGATTTGCGAAGAAAAAGGTATGTCAATTACCTACGTTGAGAAAAAAGCAGAACTTGGGAATGGTTTAATTTCTAAATGGAATGACAGTGTACCGAGTGTTGCAAATTTGAAAAAGGTAGCAAATATCTTAGAGGTTACCGTTGATGAGTTGATAGGAGATGAGGACAATCAATGAAGAAAAGATATTCTCATAAAAAAATGAGAGCATGGTCAGAGTACCCATTGATTACAAGAATATCTTTTGTGCTTTCTTGTACAGCATTGGTACTTGCGATTGCGAGATTGCTACTTAAATAGACTGACGATAAGAGCTATGAAGCTTAGAAGATAGCAGAAAAGAGGGTGTATATGAATTTTGACGATTTGTTCTATTACCTAAATTACGGCAGAACGAGAAAACAAAAAAAGAGAGACTTAATGTTTTTAAGAACTCTCTTCTTCATAAAGCTTGCTACATTGATTTTGATGATAGTAATGCTTGCTATTTATGTATATCTACTAATAGCGAAATAAAAGCAATGACAACAGAAATAAAAGCTAAAGCAGTATTGATAAGGACCATACCTTTAGTCCATAACCATTCTTTACGAATTGCTTTGATAAGCTGTTTATCATTTTCTAAAAATTTTAAAATTTCATCTTGAACCTTTTGATTTTTGGAATAGTCAGAAGATTTCATTTTATCAATGGTTTCTTCATCTGGTTTATCAAGATGTGGTAAAGGATTTTTAGACATAGTACACCTCCTAGGGAAATTATAACACAGAAAGGAGTGCAGAAATGTATATACCACCATTTCAATTAGGAATATTTGTAGGAGCTGTAGGAGTAATTGCACTTGAAATCACAGCTGTATTAATCGACAACTACAGAAGTAAAAAGAGAAGAGAAGAACGAAAGAAATAAAAATGCCCCATGCGGTACTGGAACTACCACACAGGGCGAATGTAACCACTAACCATAGCTTAGCGGTAAGGAAATTATAACACAATTTTTTTAACACCGCAAGAAAGAGGTGCGGAATGGAAGATAAAACAAAGCAGTGGAAAGACTTAGAAGAATACTTTGCAACAGAGGTAATTGAGCAAAGTAAACGGACAGCAAAAAGATGGTTTGCAATCTGGTTAATCACTTTCATTGCATTGGTTACGACAAATACAGTGTGGATATATGTGTTTAACTCATATGAATACGTTCAGCAGGACGGAAGCGGAGTTAACAACTATCACACCGACATTGATGGAGACTTAGAGAATGGGACAAAGAATTAAAGCTAAGAAGAACGGCAAATACAAGAAAGTGGCGTTCAGACAGGCAGGAATGAAGAAAAGAGGATACTACCGTAGGAAGAAGCGGAGAAAGTGAGGTAAACATGGAGTACCCGAAACCAGTTATGAAGATGGGAGAGCTTGTGAAAATGGGGTTCCCGAGGTCGTTTCTGGATGAAGCTTATCGGGAACGTGGACAAGACTTTGCACAAAAAGGTGCTAAGAAAAATTCCCCAATCTTCTTTGACACTGAGTTGTTTGAGAAATGGAGAGCAAGGAAACAAAGAGAAGAAAACAGAGCATTGAGAGGAGAAATGATATGAGAACAGGAACAGCAATTATGGTTTTAGGACTTGCTTTAACAGGTCTGGGAATCACACCGTTTGTATTTATGGCGGTCTGCACACTCGCAGGTCTGGCAGAAATCGAAATGGAGCGTAAAGGATGGAAATAAAAAAGCACCCAGACATGGCAGGTCTTAAGTGCTTAACAAAAAATGTATAAACCGATTATAGCAGGAAAAAGGAGATATGACAATGATTATTACAAAAAAAGAGTTTAAGGATGCGGTTAAAGAAATAATCGTTAATGCAATCAACAACACAAAACAGGAGAACATAACAGAGGAAGAAAACACAAAAGCTGACAAAAAGTTAACAACAATGTTGACAGACTACTATGAAAAAGTAATTAGAAACATCTTTTGCGGAGATTGTTGGACGTACAGTGAATACGAATTAACTCGTGTTTCGACTTCGGTTTTAGATAATAGAATTTCTAACAACCCAGAACCACTGGTATTTATGGAAAATATGGCGTGCATTGCAACCACTAGATTACTGATTAACATATTAGAAGAAAAAATGCAGGAAGAAGAGCCACAGGAAAAGGAATTTGACGTAGAAGAGATTCTTAAAGAAGCAAAGGGGTGTGAGTAGTCATGATTATCACAGGATACACAAATGAATACGGAACAGTAATCCCAGAAGAAGATTCAACAGAATATATCTGGAAGCAGGCAAGAAACAATGAAGAAGATAAAACATGGCTACTAGAGTATATGTGGGACGTGTTTACAGGAAATCCAAAATTCAAAAAGGAATTAGAGGAACTAAAAGAAGCTCGTTTTGATGATGTATGCAGTGTGAAAGAGTGTGACGAACAGGGAAATGCCATTCCATATAACGGAGAATATGAACCAGAGGGGAGATAGATAACATGACAATACATGAAAAGATGATGAAGATTCAGACAACATTGAAAGCACCAAAAAATCTAAGAAACTCATTCGGTGGGTATATGTACCGCAACGCAGAGGGAATCTTAGAAGCTGTGAAACCACTTCTGGAAGAACAGAAGCTTGCAATGTACATAACGGACGATGTAATAGCCGTTGGTGATCGTGTCTATGTAAAAGCAACGGTAAAGGTGCAGGACATTGAAACAGAAGCAAGCGTAGAAGCAACAGCACTCGCAAGAGAAGCACTTAATAAAAAGGGAATGGATGATTCTCAGATAACAGGAACGGCATCATCTTATGCACGTAAGTATGCCTTAAATGGAATCTTCTTACTGGATGATACAAAAGATGCTGATACAGACGAAAACCAGAAAGAACGCAAAGCAAGAGCTGACAAGCAAGCAGACGATAACAATGCGGATGCAATCAGAGGTATGAAGATTTCAAAAATCAAACAGGACACACTTTTGAGTCTGTGTGATGAAATGGCATTTGATATTAACAAGATTCTTGCATCTTATCATCATAAAGATATTTCAGAAATTACCGAGGGAGAATATCAGTACATTGTAGCCAACAAAGACAAGGCTAACGTAAGAAAGATTTGGAGCTGATTAGATGGAAACTAAAGCCAAAATTCATGATATATCCATTGATTTTGAAAGCGGTAAGCAGGTTATTTCCCTTGTGTGTGAAAAAGACATACGAGGGGAATATGACCGACTGAAAGATAAAGAATGTCGGCTTAAGGTTGTTCAATATCGTGAGGGCAGGTCTTTAGATGCCAATGCATACTTTCATGTACTTGTTGGGAAGATTGCAGAAGTAACGGATAACAGCAAGGTATATATAAAGAACAAACTCATAGCAGAGTACGGACAGCATGAGATTATAAATGGTTCTCTTGTATCACTTCCGTTGGATAACGATATAGAAGTGTACGACCTTGAATTTTGCCACCTACAACCGACAGCCAGTACAACTACCAATAAGGCAGGTAAGTTGTTCAGAATCAATCTGGTAATGCGTGGGAGTCATACCTACGACACAAAGGAAATGTCTGAACTAATAAAAGGAACTGTTGCAGAAGCAAAAGAGCTTGGAATTGAGACAGCAACACCGCAGGAGATAAAAGAAATGGAAGAAAGGTGGAGAGTAAAACTTGAAAAAGCTAACTAGTGTATTTACAGAAAATATGGACTGTTGCATTTACACAGGTTCTTACATAGTAGAAAGACATCATATTTTCGGTGGTTCTAATAGGAAGAAAAGTGAAAAATATGGATTTGTCGTACCACTAAGACCAGACTTTCATCCGAACGGTGTACATTTTAACAGAAAAAATGGAGACATAGATACAAAGCTTAAGACGATGGCTCAAACATATTATGAAGAGCATATCGGTAGCAGGGAAGAGTTCAGAAAGGAGTTTGGCAAGTCATGGCTGTAACATATACGATTCAAGGCAGACTGGACGGACTTAACACTTTTATTTATGCAAACAGGACCAATCCCTACAAAGGTGCCAGATGCAAAAAAAACAATCAAAAAATTTGCAAGGCATACATACCACAATGGCTAAAGAAAAAGCACATAAAATTTCCAGTGATTCTGGAAATTAAGTGGTATGAAAAGAATAAAAGACGTGATCCAGACAATGTCTTTTCGGCTATTAAGTACATATTAGATAGCTTGGTAGAAGTAGGAGTGTTCCCAAACGATGGTCAGAAACAGGTAGAGGGTATCGTTAACTGGATAAAGGTTGATGCAAAGAATCCAAGAATCGAGATAACAATCTACGAAGACGGAGACAAATATTAAGCAGGAGGGCAATGATGCAAATAAACATAAATACAGACTGGGAATGGTATGAAAACACAAATGTATTTAGATTGTTTTATCATTGCCTACTACATACAAATTTAGAGGATAAACGGTACTGCGGAAAAGAGATAAAGGCAGGACAATTTGTATCTTCGATAACAAGAATCAGTGCAGAGACAGGATTAACAGAATCGCAGGTCCGAACAGCACTAAAGAAACTAAAGGACACTGGGTACATATCCACAAAAAGCACAAATAAATACACGATATACACAGTAAATGGGTATCAGAAGTACATAGATTGTGGACAAGTTGCAGAAACAACTACCGAGGAAAAAACGGTGGTTGAAAATGGAACAAAAATGGAACAACCAGTGGAACGAAAAATGGAACAAAAAGACGAAAACGCAAAGAAAAAAGCAATCAATGAATGTTTTGAAAGACTCTGGAAACAGTACCCGAATAAACGTGGTAAAGGACAGGTATCCGACACAAAGAAAAAGACTCTGTATGAGATAGGAGAAGAAAAAATAGAAAGAGCTTTGAAAAGGTATCTGGATGATTTATCTAAGGACAGTAATTGGAGAAAACCACAGAACGGTTCGACATTCTTTAACAGCGGTTACGTGGATTATCTGGACGAGAACTACGAAAAACCACCAGAACCGAAGTCACAGCGGAATCCTGCAAGTGTTTTATCCTGCGAGAGAGACTATGACTTTGATGATTTAGAAATGCAGTTACTACATAAGCAATTAGAGTAAGGAAAAAGGAGTGATGGAAAATGTATCAAATGAGTTTTTTTGGTAATGAAACAGCACTTAGAAGCCATTCCATTACCAAGCAGACCAGAAGAGAATCCTACAAAAAGATTAATAAAGAAGCAATACATATCTTAATTCTTGAACAGCTTGAATACGAAGCTATGACAGCACGAGAGATCGCAACGGTATTGTATAAGCACAAAAAAGTATTAGAACCGACAAGGCAGCAGGTACAACCACGGCTAACGGAGTTAGTGCAGGACGGACGTATTGAGGTATGCGGTAAACGACACGACAGCCTAACAGACAGAAACGTGGCAATCTACAGAAAGGTGGTGGAAAAAGATGGGGTATAAGAAATTCACAACAGAATTTAAAAGAAAAGTTGTTGCGGAAAGTAACGCAAGACATGAGGTAAAGAGTGTTGCGAAAGAATACGGCATTGATTCATCCACCCTCTTTAAATGGAAAAAACAGAACTTAGATGAAGACAAAGAAGAAAACGCCCCATATTCTCGTGAATACATAAAAATGGTAGTAAAGACAAGACTGACAAAAAATAACACGTCAAAATCTTGCTCACAAATGTTTAAGATTCCAGAGTATTTGATTACATTTTGGACAGAAAAATTTGGGAATGAAGTAAGAAAAGAAATTGAAGCAGAAAAGCAACGTAACAAAAGGAAACCTAGAGGTATTCATGTTACATCCAGTGCAGTTTATTGGAAATAAAAACTAAATAATACTTTTCTGGTTTGATTCTCTGCCTAAGTAACTGCAAATAATGTTTTTTGTATTTTCAGATTCTTCCATTTTTCATTTTTTATTAGGCAGAGACTCAAGCCAGAAAAGGCTTGTTGCACAGCAGGATTTTTATATACCACACGAACAATTAAATAAGAATCCTCGCAACGCATAAGCAACAAAACTCTTTAATTATTTGTTGTATAAGTCATGATTTCCCCTGCTATTAACGGCAGGGGAGAGAATGGACAGTAAAGGAGTAAAAATGCAAATTTATAATATAGAAACGAAAGCAATTATAAGCGGAGAAGAAATAAAAGAATTAGATGATTGTTTTATTTTGTCAAATGTTGATGAGGGAAACGATACACATACAACTATTAGATGTTTGAAACCAACATGGAACAAAGTAATTTGTAAAGAAACGTGTTTACAGCGTATTACAAGTCAGCTAAATCAACTTACACAAAACACGGTTTTAGGAGTTGATGAGTTAAGCAATAATACAGATACACTCATGATGAGAATAACATTGAAAAATGTTAAAAACAAAAGTCTATTGATATATAACAAACAAAATAAAACAACATACATTGATTGTTGGTTTATCAGTAGTAGATTTTTAGATCAAGCAATAGAAGATTATTTAACAAATAAGGAGGATTAAATATGGGAATTAAAAATCTAACAGAAGCAGAAGAAAAAGAGTTTTACAGACTTGTTGAGAAGATGAATGGAAAAGAACCAGACAAGAAACAGGATGTAAAGGTAAAGAAACCACAGTATGGGGATACGGTTTATTACATTAATTATATTGGAAGAATCAGAAAAAGGACATGGATTAATGATGAAGACGATCTTGATATGTGGGAATTAGGAAACATCTTTTTCACAAAAAAAGAAGCGGAATTTGCAAGAGAGAAAAGAAAAGTAGAAGTTGAAATTGAACGGTATGCAAAGGAACATAATGGTCCAATACACAGTGATAGTTTTTACCTTTCATATAACGATAGCAGTGATGAAAAACTTGACTATGAAGTGTGGAGTGTTCGCAGACCACTTGGAGCGGTACCGTTCACATCAAAACAAGTTTTAGACGATGCCATCGAAGCAGTGGGAAGAGGAATGATTCTTAAATACATCTTTGGGGTAGAAAGTGAGGGAGAGGAATGAAGATTAATACAAAAACACCAAGTATTAAAACATACACATTAAGCCATTTCAAGATTGGAGATGTTTGTATGGGCGAAAAAAATGAACATTATTACCTTGTGGTTAAATCAGAAAAAGAAAAGAAACAACTTGTTGACTTGACGGAAAATGAGATTATAAGAGATGCAGGATACATGAGATTTATACCGGCGACAGCAGAAGTTAATATCAAGGATGTGGGGTAAAACTTATGAAAAACATATTATTTATCGTAATTACAATGGCAATAATGAGTTGTATGTTAGTAGGCTGCGAGGAGAAAGAAAGTAATACATACAAGGATGAAAGTGATACACAGCAGAGTGCAGCGTTAATTAATATTAACAACATCTTATCTTATGACAACTCAACAAGGATTGTTTATTGGTATTTTGAAGATGGAGCAGGCAGAACAAGTACAGGGTTTATGTCCCCATACATTAGCAAAGACGGTAGATATTGCAGATATGAAAAAGGAAAGATCGTGCCGATTGAAAGGAGAGAATAATGCCAGTAGCAAGATGCAAATATTGTAATAGCTTGTTATTCAATGAAGACGTTGGAAGAGAGTATATACAAATAAATTCTGACATGAAAATACAAAGCAAATTTATTTGTCTTAAATGTGAAATGGAGTTAAGAAAAGAAGATTTCTTTGAGCCGTACAGAAGCATGATGAAGTAAAGGAGTGGGAACGTGATTACAAAGACACAATTCAAGGATGCAGTTAAAAAGGCAATCATTTGTACAATTATGAGCCATCCAGAAAGAATCAGCGATAATTGTATAAACGACGAAGAGGTAGCAGCAATCTTAGTAAGATTTTATGAAAAGATTTTTAGAAAAGTATATAGCGGCAAAGAGGAATCGAAAGAATGTATAGATATAAATGAGATAGATGAAATATACGTTATCGCATTTGATTGTCTGTACAAAGATGATGGAATAACACCAAATTATGTAATATATCAAGAAAATATGTTGTGTTTAACAAGCATAAATGCTTTATATGAAATTTTAAGAAGCAAAATCGAAGATGATTATTGCGAATTAGGAAGAGACATTGACGGCTTATTAAATATGTGGAATGACTAACAGGGTTAAATAAAGGAGTTTGTTATGCCAGACGAAGAACTAGAAAAACGCATCAAACTTGAACTTGCACTTATTCATCAGTGCGAAGAATCAGACATTATAATTTGCCACATTGAGGTATTAACAGATTGTTTTAAGTTTTATGTGATTTATAGAATGAAATATTCACTTTGTAGGTCAATTACATTAGACGGTTTAGATATTTGTAAAGGAGGAAGAGCATGGACGTTATCAAACAAATAGATTACATGATCGCTTGCCTAGAGATGGCAAAAGAAGAATATCAGTATGAGAAAAGTTATGAAACAAAGAAAAAAGCAAGAGAGGACAGCGACTGGAACTGGTACGACAGAAACAGGACACCGAAAAAGACGCTAATTAAAGAAAATCTTAGAAATGTTGGGAGAACAGGATTTAAGCTTGCAAAAGATTTAGAGGTGGGAGAATGACTAAAAATGAAACAATAACAATAAATGAAATAATAACACAGAGATTTCAAAGCCACTTATATAATTGCATAAAAGAGTCAAATATTCCTGCTATGCAATTAAGCGTAAGTTTCGACAGAGAAAAGGCATATATAAAAGACGAAAAAGCAGGACGTATCGTTGGAGAAGTTGATATGAAGATTACTATTGAACGATATGAACCTAAAAAAATGACAAGAAGTGAAGTGGAAAAAGCTATAGTTGCTTACTGCGACCCTGTTGGCACACCATGCAAAGAATGCAAATGTTATAAAAAATGTGTAAAAAGGATGCCGTTTGAATGGTTAAGTAACGAGGGGCTACAAGAATACTATGAATTTTTGTATGGAATCAAAGTGGAGGTAAAGGAATGACAATAGCGGAGCAGGTAGCACACGACTTTTTAGAAAGCATAGAAAAGATGATTACGGCAAATAAATTAGATGTTGGAGTATTAGATACGAAAATTTCTTATCAATCTTGCGAAGAAGCAATGATGAGTGTGACTGATACAAAAACAGGTTCTATTATTGCAACAATGAGATTGAATGTAAATACAAACAAATTAAAAAGAGAAATGCAGGAAAAAGAATTAGAAAACTATTGTCGTAAAAGAATCTGCCCTATTTGCATTTTTAAAGGGCAACAACCGTGCATAACGAGAAAAATTAGTTATGGAACAGCTACTTGTAAAGAGGTAGAGGAAAGCTATAGAAAGATGGTGGAGAATAAAAAATGACAAGAGAAGATATAATCACTAATTTAAGATATTGGTGTAACAATATTGATAAACCATGTGAAGAATGCAAAATACATGATATATGTGTCGTTCGTGATCACGTGCAGACATTTAATTCTATGGACGATAAAAAGTTACAAGAATATTATAAATTGATGTATGGAAGTGAAGTGAAAGTAGAGAAAATGGAACCGGTAAAAGTTTTAGAGCAGATAACAAAAATAACTTATCCAGAAAAAATGAAAGACGTGTTACCAATGAGAGAATTTGTAAAAAACTTTTTGCAAAAAGGATACAAAGTTGAAATACTAACACACCTAGCTAGTGATGATTTAGATGTGGTTGTTTATAAAGAAGTGGAGATGAAAGAATGATACTAAAAATCTTACTTGTTATCATCGGCATTATCTTAGGACTGGTGGGCAGTGGTTTCTGCCAGTCCGCTAAAGCAAGAGATACGATCACAATGACGTTAGAAGATTATGAACACATGGGAGAAATATTACACAGTCTGCCGATAAGAGAACGGCACAAAAGCCTTAAAGGAAAAGACGTGGCGTTATACAGATGTCCTAAATGCAAAAGCTATGTAGCGGAATGGACAGAAGTTTGTGAATGTGGGAATCAGTTAGACTGGGGAGAAAGTGAGGACTTACATGTTAATAAGAATTAGTGAGACAATGGCTATAAATACACAACAGGTTATTAGAATCTATGTCAAAAAAGTATTTGACGGATACGAAGTTATAGGAGAAACACTAGATCATCTATATACTATTAAAAAATGTACAACAAGAGCAAAAGCAGGAGAGACACTGGAAAAAATACTCAGTCAGTACGACAGAGGACAAAGGGTTATCGAATTATAAAGGAGCGTTATAAATGAACGGTAAAGAATATCAAGTAAAGGCAATGCGAACTAATGACGGATTAGGAATAGAAAGAATAATGAATATGGCTGATAATTTAGAACAGGGAGTAGAGGACAACGTACCAGACGCAGGGATTGACTTGGGTGGAATTATTAACGGCTTATTCGGATTATCTGGAGAAGTTGGAGAACTTACTGACATGGTCAAAAAATGGATATTCCATGAAAGTAGTTTTGACGAGGAACACGCAAAAAAAGAACTTGGGGATGTAATGTGGTATGTTGCTATGATTTGTGAATCATTTAATTGGTCGTTGGATGAAATTATGCAAATGAACATTGAAAAATTAGAGAAACGTTATCCAGATGGATTTGACGTTATCAAAGCAAATAACAGAAGTCCAGAAGATGTATAAAGTGGGGGCATTATTATGAGAGGGAAAGATAATCCGTGCTATGGGTGTACAGAAGCCACAGGAAGAGCTTATAATTGCCATACCCTATGTGACGGCTATAAACAGTTTCAAGACGATTGCAAGGAAGAGAAGAACGTTATCAAAAGGAAAAATCCTTATTATAAGTCGTTATCAAAAGAAAAATTTATGAAACGGAATGCTTTGAACAGGAACAGGAGGGGAAGAAAATGACAGGGTTATCAATAGACGTTATCAAAAATCAGATACGATTATCAAAAATGTTTGTAGGAAGTGAAGCGGTATCAACTAAGGCATTGAAAGAACTTCTTGAGTACAAAGAAACAGGATTGACACCGCAGGACATAAAAGAAATGGACAATATGTATTTAGAAAAGTGCCAACAGGTTAATAAATTGACGTGTACTTGCGAAATGTATGAAAGGATGGCTAAAAAGTGAGCAATATATTATTTATAGTGATATATGGTATTGCAGAAACATCACTTGGACTATGTGGAGCAACAACGGCTATATATTTATTAATTTTTTGTGTTGATCTGGTAGTAAATCGTACATTACAGGAATTTAAAAATGATAAAAATATACAAAAAGTTTTAAAAATTGCAATGTTATCATCTTATGTATGTGTGTTATCAACTATATTTTGTGCGATAATTGCAGGATTTAAAGGAGTTTAAAATGAAAAAGCAAGATTTATATGCCTTATGTACATTAATACCGCCTATGGATGATTACAGCGGTCACAATATGTATCTATGCGGTAAACGTGACGGATTCAACGAGTGTGTGCAGACGTTAAAAGAAAATCTGGAAAGCATCAGCGAGGAGCAGGGACATGAATCGTGATCAGTTCCAAAAGTGGATAGACGAACACGCATTAAGTTATATAAATGTCTTAGAACGTCCGTCAGTGCCTTTTGACGTGATATAAAAAAGAGCCGTAGGTTAATTCCTACGGCTTATTCTATGCGTTCAAATATAATTTTTTTAATGATTCATTATCTGGATAGTCTAAATCCAACCACTTATCAAAAGCTTCTGGATTTCTCTTTTCCAATTCATCCATAATCCAACCACGGACCATGGACAATTCAAGACTAATTGGTATAGCTTCGGTCATGTCAAATTCTTTTATAAGCTGTTCTGTTGATAATCTACTCAGCATAGCTCTTGCGTTCTTTTCTGCGTTCTTAGTCATATTTCCCAACTTTCTACCCTCGTAACCTCCGGGGTGGGTGGTGTATGTTATGCAGGTATTACAAGACTGTCACGATCAGCCTTGACAAGACGATTTTTATTAAGCCTATCTTTCCACTGTTCAACAAGTGACTCATGGAGCTTCAATGCTTCTTGCTTGCTGTAAGTTGTATAAGAATCAATTTCTTCAAAATCATCCATATACATTACAACGGTTTGGTATTCGTGTAATACTTCCACATAAGCTGTGGAAATATTACATTCTGTTTGATGTAACCAAAATTTGTGTCTTGCGATTACTTTATTCATTTTCAATCCCTCCTAAAATCTTTTTACAAGCTTCTACATATCCGTCTGGAAGTGTTTCAGTGTTCATCTTCCCACCGTTTGCTCTCCATTCGAGATATTTTTTAACTTCTTCTTTTTCTTCTCTTAGTTCGTAAATAAATTCTTCATAAGAAACGAAGTCCTCATTTTCAACCAGTTTTTCAATTTCTTTCTTTAATTCTTTCATTTTTTTCTATCTCCTTTTGTTGTTGGTCTCTTTTGTTTATGTCTATATTATAGATAAAAATGTCTATAATGTCAAGAGAAAAATAGATATTTTTAAATATTTTATAGATAGTTTTGACTATAAATAGATTTTGTGATATTATGATAAAAACAGGAGGTAAAAAAATGAATGATGCAAAGAAACAAATAAAAAATATATTGACTGACAAAGATATAACAATATCTGAATTAGCTGATAAAATCAACATGAAATCTACATCGTTAAGCAGTAAATTATACAGAAATACAATGAAATATAATGATGTTGTAGCTCTTGCAGATGCTTTAGATTGCGATGTATGTATAATTGACAGAGCAACGAAGAAAATCTATTAAATAGGTGTGACGATGGAGTACAATATAAATTTTACTTATAAAGACAATAAGCAGCTAAAAGAAATCTATAAAGAACTACTAAAAAGAAACGGTATGACAATGACAGAAGCTTCACAGCTTTTAGGATTGTCAACACCACAGCAGCTAAACAACAAATTTAATAATAAAAAAGTATCCCTAAGCGATCTAAAAGATTTTTTAGGGATACTGGGATATGATTACGAGATAGTAATAAAAAAGAGATCTGGAAGCCTGTGAGTTCTTCCAGATCTCTTTTGCTATGCAATTCTTGAAATATTGGAAGTCTTTACTTTTTCGCTTCCATATTTTCTTTGAATGTCCTCGAAAGACATTTTCTTTTTATGCCACTTTCCAGATGGTTCTGTTGAGAAATGCCATTTCTTACGATTCTTAGACCACTTAAAGCCTAACTTCTTTAGTTCTTCTTTGTACGGGAATGTATTACCGTCTACCCATATCCAAGAGCCTACCACCTCGATATTGACACCATCGAAAGAAACAATATTATTGATTACATTTCTTAAGGCTTCGTCTGCCTTATAATCAAATGTATTTTTCTTTTCTTCTTCTGGTGTCTGTCCTGCCTTGAACATGTCAAACAGTTTCTTGTATTCGGCTGTAATCTCTTGACATGTAACAACGTCTCCGCCATTGTCTGGGTGGTTGGCTACCATTAATTTTTTGTATTCTTTTCTGAGTTCCTGTAAGTTTTTGGCTGTAAAATATTTCATGATAACACCTCCTAAATTGTCTAGCAGAGACTTATAAAATCTCTGCTAAGCTAATAACCTGTGATTCTGATAAATTATCCATGACGATCTCGTCTCCTTTGTGGAGTTCGAATCTGTCTGGAAAAGTTCCAAACCATCCGTCAAACTGATTGTCAATGTAGTATCCTTTTGATTCTAATTTTTTGATTGCTTCTTTCATCTTATTATCTCCTTTTCTGATTGCTTTGTTCTCTTAACTTACTTTTATTATACATAGAATCTATGTATATGTCAATAGAAAAGTGCATAAATTTTATGCATAAAATTCTTGATGTAAAATCATGGGTATGCTATAATGATGTAAAAGGAGGGAAAAACGATGATAAAATACAAATTAGATGTGCAGGAAGAATTAAAGAAAAAAGGGTATACTTCTTATATAATAAGAAAAAACAAGTATTTAAGCGAGGGAACACTTGCAAAGATAAAGCGAGGAGAACCAATAAATATGAAAAGTCTTAATGCTATTTGTTGTATGCTTAGAAAAAATGTAGATGATGTAATTGATATAGAAATAACAGATGATGAAAAAATAAAATATTTTATCTAAAAAGTGTTGACTTATGCATAAACATTATGCACAATAAAGACAGTTAAAGGAGACACAAGAGAAGCAAGAGAGAAAGCCGAAAAAGAAATGTTCGGGAAATTTTTAGAAGAGCGCAAAGAGTATGTAAAGGATAAGAAAAACTGAAAGACGGTAAAAGAATCAAATAAAAAGAGTGTAAACAAAGGCACTTTCTACTATGGTATAATTATATTAGATAATAACCATAGTCGGGAGGTGTCTTTTTTGATTAATAACAAACTAAAGAATTGCTGTAACGATTGTGTACATTGCGAGATCGTGACGGAGACAAAGAGAAGAGCTATCCCAGAGGATAAAACGGAAGTGGTACTTGTAAATATAAAGTGTAGTCATATGTGCGTATGCTACAGATATAGAGAGGAAGTGCAGAATGGAAGATAGAAGTATATGCTGTGCTGAATGTATGTATCTACTAGGAAGTAATACAAAGAACTACTATATGTGTGACGTAGGCAAGTATGACAGAATATACAATGCATATCTATGCACCTGCGACAGATATAGAAGCAGGAATACAAGTACAAAAGAATATAAGAGATAATAACAGATTGTTAGAGGTGGGACGCTTGCCTAACGGTCTGTTTAAATATATATAAACCAAGAAAGGATGTGAGAAGATGAATCTAAATAGAATTATGCGAAAACTACAAAGAGCAATAGTATCAAACGGATTTGTAATAAGCTTAGACACAACACAATTCTATTCAGAGGACCAGAAACGAATGATAACAATGTACATCCTGTCTATAAAAGCATATGAGAATACAAGAAAAGGTTGGAGAGATACACGGTATGAGATACTAAGAACTGCTTCACAAGTAGACATAATTAAATGCTTGTCTGACATATGGGCAAGTATACGAGAAAGGAATGGGCAAATAAATGCGGAATGAACTTACACAGAAGCAAAGAACATTTGCTCATGCATGGATTAAAAACGGTGGGAATGATTATCAAGCCGCTATCGAAGCAGGATATTCCCCTGCAACAGCGAAGAACGCAAAAAAGAACATCATTGAAAAGCATGGAGTGAAAGAATATATAGCAGAACTACAAGCCAAAACAGACAAAGAAAACGGCTATGATATTATGAGTCTTGCAGACATACAGCGAAGACGGTCAATGATCGCCACTGGTGCGTTGCAAGATTCTTTTGGATTCACCCCAGACTTTCCAGATCAGCTAAAAGCCATGAACGACTTAGAAAAGGCTTTAACGGTGCAGGCAAAGGAAGAGGAAGAGAAGAAAGCGAGAGAAGAAGCATTAAAGAATAAGACATATCACATGGACCTTGATATAATTCCCGATGTGTTTCATCCGATGATTAGAGATGTACGAAACCATAGGCATACGGAATATGTATTGCCGGGAGGACGTGGTTCTGGTAAATCCTCAACAATCCCAAACATCATTACAGAGTTAATGAGAAACAATCATGACATACATTGTCTTGTTGTAAGAAAAGTATATAACACTGTAAAAGATTCTGTATTTGCTAAAACCAAATGGGCAATAACAAAACAGGAGTTCTCGGAAAAAGATTATAAATATACAAGCTCGCCTTATGAAATTACAATGAGAGACACAGGACAGAAGATATTCTTTCGTGGTGCTGACGATAAAGAAAAAATAAAGTCGATAGCACCAGATTTTGGATACATAGCGATTGTGTGGTTTGAGGAATTAGACCAGTTCGCAGGACCAGAAGAGATACGAAATATAGAGCAGTCCGCTATTCGTGGTGGAGATTTAGCATGGATATTTAAGAGTTTTAACCCACCGAAGAGTGCTAACAACTGGGCAAATCAATATTTGCAAGAGCCAAAGGAAAACAGGCTCATTACAAGAAGTACATATCTGGACGTGCCGAAAGAGTGGCTAGGACAGCCGTTTATTGACGAAGCGGAACACCTAAAAGAAATTAGACCAGAGGCATACGAGCATGAATACATGGGCATTGCTAACGGTAACGGTGGGGCAGTATTTGAATATGTAGAAGTAAGAGAGATTACAGACGAAGAAATAGAACAGATGGACCGCATATACCAAGGTGTCGACTGGGGATGGTATCCAGATAAATACGCATTTACAAGGACGTACTACGATTCAGCACGAGAAACAATCTATCTTATAGACGAGCATTGTGTAAATAAGCGATCGAATGAGCAAACAGCCGACTGGATAAAGAAAAAAGGCTATAACGATTATGCGATCATTTGTGATAGTGCAGAGCCTAAATCTGTAGAGGACTATAGAAACTTAGGTCTTGTGGCACAGGCAGCAGTTAAAGGACCAGGGTCGGTCGAATATGGCATGAAGTGGCTACAACGTAGGAAGATTGTAATTGACCCACGGAGAACACCATACGCATACAAAGAAATTACAACGTATGAGTATGATAGAGACAAAGACGGTAATATAATAAGCGGATACCCAGACAGAGACAATCATGCTATTGATTCGTTGAGGTATGCATACAACAGAGTGATCATGAGGAGAGGAGAGAACGCATAATGATGATAAATTTAAAAGATGTAACTTGTATACAAATTGGAAATGTAATGTTAAGCATCGAGAATATAGAAAAAATATCTATCCATGATGGTGGGGTTTGGCTTACTATTAATGGAGATTTGATACAAGGAGATATAGAAACAAAAATCGGAAACGTTAAACTGATAGCGGTGGAATAGATGGGTATATTTAGCAGAATGAAAGAGATATTAAGTAACCTTTTTAGACAAAAGGCAAGAGACGAATTTAAGATTGATACTGTTACCAGTCAAGAAATGCAGAGAGCTATAGAAAAGTGTGCATACATCTATAAGGGCAGTCCGTACTGGTTAGACAAGGAAGAACATATCAAGACTATCAACTTTGCAAAAGCTGTATGCAGTGAGACAGCACGCCTTGCTACACTTGCAATAGGCATAGAGATAGATGGCAGTGCAAGAGCTAATTGGTTGCAGGAGCAGATAGACAAGGAACTGGAACAGGTACGACATCACGTAGAATATGGCTGTGCATACGGTACAGTTGTATTAAAGCCTAACGGTGCAAGTGTGGACTTGATTACACCAGAGAACTTTATTGTTACAGACGAAAGCAACGGAGAGATTCAAGGCATTGTGTTTGTGCATAGAGAAATTTCCAGTGATGGCAGGACGTATTATACAAAACTAGAATATCACAGATATATTGAGGACGTGTATCAAATTACTAACCGCTGTTACGCATCTAAGGATGCAAACGACACAGGAAAGCCAATTGACATAGACGAGACACCTTGGAGGGGAGAACTGGAAAATGTAGGACTTACAAACCTAAACGGACAACGTCTGTATGCAGTTCTTAGGACACCGCAGGCGAACAATGTAGACTTGCATTGTAGTTTAGGATTGCCTATCTTTTATGAGGCAATAGAAGAGCTAAAAGATTTAGACACTGCATACAGTAGGAACGCAACAGAGATATTCGACAGCCGAAGAATGTTGTTACTAGACTCCGACAAGTTGTTAGAGACTGGTACAAGGGTAAACAATACGCAAGATGGATTCGAGAGAAGCAAGAAGCGGTTAAGACTTCCAGAGTACGTCAAGAATGTAAATAGCTCAGACATTAAAGGATTCTATCAAGAGGTAAACCCAAGTCTCAACACGGATACACGATTGACAGGAATCAATGCTTTGTTAAGCCAGATCGGCTATAAATGCGGATTCTCTAACGGATACTTTGTATTTAACGAAACAACAGGCATCCAGACAGCAACAGGAGTTGAAGCAGAGCAACAGAGGACGATACAATTTGTTAAGGACGTAAGAGACAAATTACAAGCCTGCATGGATGATCTGATTGCAGCACTTAATATATTCGCTGATCTGTACCAATTAGCACCAAGCGGACCGTATGAAACCGTGTATGACTTTGGAGACATTACATATAACGAAGATGAAGATAGAGCGAGATGGTACAGCTATGTTACTTCCAACAAGATTCCATTCTGGTACTATCTAGTTAAATTTGAGGGATTCAGTGAAGAAGAAGCAAAAGCACTTGAAGAAGAAGCACAACCGAAAGAGCCAGACTTATTCGGTGCAAGCGGAGAGGAGTGAAAGCATGGGAAAGTACAGGATTGAAAAATACCTTGAATACCTTAATGGCGAAGATGTAAAACTGCCCGAACCATTTACAAAACAAGAAAAGCTGTTGTACAACATCTGCGAAAAAGGAGTTACAGGCAGTACAGAAACAGACAAAACATTAACGCAAGAGGGCAAGCCTGCGGATGCGGCAGTAGTTGGGAAGATGCTAGATGCGGCACTAATGGTAAAAGACCCAGAAGAATAGGCAGGTAGGATTATGTTAACACCTACCTATCTCTGGTATGTGCCAGAAAAGGCAGAGAAGCAAGCAGAAGAACTACATAACAAGATAGTATCTGTCATTATAGAGCGAATGATGATAAGGCTAGGACGTGGGGAAGATTACCTTTTTACTCCTATTGACAAGTGGCAGATGGATGTATTGCAGGATGCAGGTTATATCTTGCAAGCGGTACAGAAAGAGATTGCACAAACGACAAAGATAAGTATTGCAGAGATAGCACGCACTATGAAAGAAGCAGGAATCAAGGCTCTTGAATGGGATGATACAATCTACAAGAAAGCAGGTCTTGAACCAACACCACTCGGGGAAAGTCCTTATCTACAGAGACTGTTGCAAAGGAATTATGAAAAGACCAAGGGAGAGATGTATAACTTTACTGGCACGATGCCGAACGCCTGTCATGATAATTACATTAAGGCAGTGGATAAAGCATATACACAGACTGCAAGCGGTACGACAGGGTACACACAAGCGGTTAAAGAAGCTGTAAACGACATAATAAACAGCGGTGCAGACGTAACCTACCCTAGCGGACACAGAGACAGCATAGAAACAGCAACTACAAGAGCGGTTCGCACTGGTGTAAGTCAGATGGCAGGAGAGATCACGGATGCACGCATGGACGAGATGAACTGGGATATAATTCTCACGTCTGCACATTTAGGAGCAAGAATTGGAGACGGTGGAGACAACTTAACCAATCATTACTGGTGGCAAGGCAAGTTTTACAGCAAAAGCGGTAATGACCCAAGATTTCCGCCTTTTTCGGTCTGCGGTATGGGAAACGTGCAGGGAATCCATGGGGCAAACTGCCGACACTCCCACGGCCCGGGGGATGGAATAAACAATCCGTTCGAGGACTACGACAGCGAAGAGAATCGCAAAGAATATGAAAAACGGAAACGACAGAGAGAGCTTGAAAGACGTATCAGAAAGACGAAACGACAGTTAATCGGCATGAAAACGGCTGTGGATAATGCAAAGGACGAAGCCTTAAAGCACGATCTTGACATGGAGTATCAAAAAAAGGCGGCACTATTGCAGAAGCAGAACAAAGCCTACAATGATTACTGCAAAGAGAACAATCTTAAGAAGCAGAACGAACGACTAAACACGGCAGACTGGAACAGGAGTCAAGCATCCTCAGCACGAGGTGCAGCGACACGATACAACAATGCACGAGGTAAATAATGGATACTATAAACAAAATTATGGTAGCCTGTGGGTGGATTATAACAATTGGTAGTGCGATAGGAGTCTTATATACTGCCTATAAGCATTACAAGAAGCCTACGGACGATATGAAACATCGAATAGATCATATAGAGACAGATATTAAAGAAATTAAACAAAAGCTAAATAGTGACTACAGTGCTATTAATAATCAACGTGATGATATGAACCTAGTCATGAAAAGCATGTTTAATTTGATTGAGAACAAGATCACAGGAAACAACATCGAGGGTCTAAAAAAAACCAGAGACGATCTGATAAATGCGTTGACAACACACGACAAACAGTGAGGTGTTTGCTTTTGAAAGTATATGATTTTACCGTACCCGAACTAAATATGTTCCGTACGTATTGCAACTTCACAGATGTTGAAAGAACATTGTTCGAGTATCGGGCAAAGAATATACCACTAGAGAAATGTGCAGAATTTATGAACGTAAGTCTGTCTACAGCAAAGAGAATCAGCAGGAGAGTTAATAACAAGATTATTAGAGTATGTTAAGGAGAATAAATAATGAATTTTAAAGAAGCATTTAAAGCAATGAAAGCAGGAGATAAAGTAAAACTTCCATCATGGGGTGGTTTCTGGTTCTGGGATGCTAAAAAAGAAACTGTTATGATGCAATGCAGGCCGAAAGATACTGATAAAGGGCAGGGAGATTTATTGGACATTAGAGAAACACAGAGAGTTGAGTACACACTTTCTAATATCTTATCCAATGAATGGGTAATTGCAGACGAAAAGAACTGTCCTGTGCTTGGTGGAGAAGCTACATTTAGTTTCGGGGATGCTATAAAGTATATGAAACGTGGTTTAAGGGTTGCAAGAAAAGGATGGAACGGAAAAGGAATGTATGTATTTTGTGGCTTCGATTTTGCGTTTGGAACAAAAGCAGACTTATCAGAGTTCAATCCTACAGAAGAGCCAGAATGTACAGAAGAAAATAAAGTATATGTATATGATTGCCTAGTTCTAAGAACCGCTGATAAAAAGTTACAGCCTGGGTGGTTAGCATCACAGGCCGATATGTTAGCAGAAGATTGGATGTTTATTGATTAAAAAAGAGGGTATTGAAAAGGCAAAAATCCATGATACAATATAAATGTAACAAGTAATAAGTTGTTAAATAAATAATTATAAGATTTCCTTTTTAGTTTTAAATGATAGTTGCTTGTTTCGGAGATACTTTTTTCATGTTATAACACTTTAATCCTTTTTTTATTTTTGTTTATGCAATATAGTACGGTGGATTCCTAATGGAGTCCGTGGAAGTATAACTCAGTTGGTCAGAGTAGTCGGCTCATAACCGACCTGTCACAGGTTCGAGTCCTGTTGCTTCCATTCGCTCACAATATCGTGAGCGTGAGAAATACATTTTGATTTCCCCAAATGTTGGTTTAATTTTTATTTTTCAACGACACCTTTTTTCATCAATTGGTGTTCCTCAATCTTATCCTTATTTTCAAGCACCATGGCCCCTATCATGGTGCTAATTTTTTAATTTAATATGATACTTTTGTGAGACTTTAACGACCTGTTAGAGTCTCTTTTTTAATGCGATAATTTACACATAAAAGGGAGGTGGAAGAGTGAACGGATATAACTATAATCCTTATGCACCAATGTATCAGCAGGATACAATGCAGTTGCAGGATAGGCTAAATCAGTTACAGCAAATGCAACAGCAGTACAATAAACCAATGCCAGAGACACAAGTTCCAACACAGAATGTTAATTGGATACAAGTTGCAGGCATAGAGGGAGCAAAGAACCAGATCGTACAGCCAGGGGCTACAGCATGGATGATGGATAACAACGCACCTTTCTTTTATGTAAAGAGTGTAGATGGAATGGGCAGTGCAACTTTTAAGGTATTTAGATTCGAGGAGATACCGCCAGAAGCCACGCAGAACGCCCAAAAACAAAATGTAAACTATGATAATAGATATGTTACAAGAACAGAGTTTGAAGAACTTCTAGCAAAGCTAGGAGAGCAACCAGAGAAAGGAGAGTTAAGCAATGAGTAATCCTTTAATGAACATGATAGGCGGTATGATGGGAAACAACAATCCTATGCAGATGGTACAGCAGGTAATGGGCATGGTAAGAGGGTCTAACAATCCGCAGTCTATGGTTGAGAGCATGGCACAGACAAACCCTGCGATCAAGCAGGCAATGGAAATGTGCAAGGGAAAGAACCCACAAGAAGTGTTTAATAGCCTATGCCAACAGCAGGGCATGAATCCACAGGATATTGTGGACAAAGTGAACAAATAGATATTAAGCGGTGCACAGCTTGGTAAATAAATTTATGGAGGACAACAACAATGAATGAAGCAATGGGACTCACTGCGGCAGATGTAGCGGCAGTGACAAGAAATGACGGATATGATAACGGCTTCGGCAACGGTGGTTGGTGGATTTGGATTATCTTAATTGCTTTCCTTTTCTGTGGTAACGGATGGGGAAGAAATAACGATACCGCAACGACCGCAGGCGAAAATGCTTTCTTATCCGATGAGTTTGTTAAGAGAGATATTTTCAATACAAACCAGAACGTATCTAATACAGCTTGTCAGACACAGAGAGACGTATTAGAAAGCAGATACACAACACAGTTAGGATTACAGCAGATGCAGGCACAACAGCAGGCTTGTTGCTGTGAAACACAGAAAGAAGTGTTACAGAACCGCTATGATGCGGCTTTAATGGCCCAGAATATGCAGGCACAGATGGCACAGTGTTGCTGTGATATTAAGGAAACAATCCTCGCAGACGGACAGGCTACACGCCAGTTGATGCAGGACAACACAATCCAGAATCTTAGAGATAAACTTGCGGACAGAGATAGAGACTTACAGTTATCTAACTTCCAGATTTCGCAGGTATCACAGACTAAGAACATTGTGGATGCTGTTAGACCATTCCCAACACCTGCATACATTACAGCAAGTCCTTATGTATCCTATAATGGGTATGCATACGGTGGTTGCAACTGCGGAAGTGTAAATGTGTAAATAAATCAAGCTTGTTGGAAGAATCCATATCTACTAAGTAGACTAGCAATATATTGACGATAGGGTGTCGGGTTCGGCATCCTATTTTTGTTTAGGAGGGAAAATTATGTTAAATGCGGTAAATGTAGCACAGCAGGATGTAAACAGTGGTGCAAACGTACTATTTGCGAATACACGATATAGTAGCAGACGTTGTACTTGTAATTATGGGTGGCTGAATCATGTAGAGGGGTCTGGTCTGTTTACGTTAACGAATAGATCAAACTGTCCTATGACTGTAGAGGTAGAATTTAACGGAAATGTATCCGCTAATGCAGCAGGAGCAACGGAACTTGCTGTAGAGCTTAACGGAGAAGCTATTGGTGGAACAGAAATGGACTATACAGTAGTTACAGCGAACACATTTCAGAACGTGGGAGCAACAACGGTTGTAACTGTACCATCTTGCGGTAGCTTAATCGTAAGCATCGGAAATGTAGGAACAACAGCGGCAATAGTAAAAGATGCGAATATTATTATAAAGCGTATCTCTTAAGGAGGTGCGATCATGATTGAATTTACAAACAATCTTGAAGTAACAAAAACAGAAGATATCTTTGACGAGATCAACAAAAGATATGTAGCGGCTATGATGATACACGGTCAAATGGCAGACTATTTCAACTTCTTAGGTTTGAAAGGCTACAAAAGATTACATGAATACCAGTTTCTTACAGAAAGCTTGGAGAGACGTGAAGTATGCAGGTATTTTGTAGATCATCACGGCAAGCTTTTAAAAGATTCTTTTAGCGGTACTATAAAAGTGATTCCCGACTCTTGGTATACAGCCAGTAGACTAAGTATCGGAAAATCTACAAAGCAGAAAGCCGTAGAGGATGGCTTTATAGAGTATCACAACTGGGAGAAAGAGACAAAAGAAGCCTATGAGAAGTACGCACAGCAACTTAGAACGAACGGAAACGTATCGGATGCACTATTTGTAGAATGTCTGGTAAAAGACGTATCTAAAGAGTTAGAAACGGTTGAAAAGATGGTTACTGATCTAATCTCTGTAGGATACGACATGGTGTATATTACAGAGACACAGGAATGCATTCATGAGAAATACAAAAAGAAGCTTAAGGGGGTCAAATTATGAGTGAAATCAAACATGTTCTGGAAGAACAGCTAGAAAGGGAAAAAAACTCAGCATTAAAACAGCTCACAACATCTAATCTTGATGCAATGTATAAGATTACAACAACATTATGCAATCTGGAAAAGATGGAGCATGGAGACATAGCGGAAACCGTCATGGATGCAGGAGAGAATCTTATTAAGAAGTACAGCAATGGCAAGTATGATAAAAATATAGATGCATTGTATGACAACTACTTAAGCGCTAAAATGGCATACAAAGAAAACGGAGATCAAGGACACCGTGATAAGCTTATGGAATCGGTCGGTAGATTGATGGTGGAAGTGTATGATATGCTTTCTTCTATGGTTATTGATTCCGACTTTATGGACGAGAGAAAAGAGATACAGCGACAGATAAAGAAACTTGCGGAAATGTAAAAAAAGAGGGTATTGAAACGGCATATTTTAGGGTTTACAATAAATATGTAGGAATTATGCAGATTTGCCACAGCCTCCTTGTAAGTACAGAGTTTTTTAAGCGTTTTTGGTTGCATGACAACAGGAAAAGAGTTCGAGACTCGAGTGGGGTTTAAGTCCCCACATTTCTTTTACCTTGACTTAGGTATATAAGTCTTAATCCATTACCGCAGACGAGCGGTATACAAATATCGTATAGGAGGATATACAATGCAGAATTACGAACAGATTTTAGCAGAATTAGGAATCGAAATCCCAGAAGAGAAAAAGGCAGAGCTAAAAAAAAGACATGCCGAAAATTATAAGACTGTAGCTGATTATAATAAACAGGTAGAGAAAAAAGATGAATACAAAACATCTTTAGACGATGTACAGACCAGATTAGCCGAATTAGAGAAAGAAGATGTTGACGGTCTTAAGACTAAGATTACAACATTAACACAGGAGCTTGCAGACGAAAAAGAAGCAAGAGCAAAAGAAGCTAAGCAGACAGAGTTAAGAGACAAGGTAAAAGATTTCTTATCTGATAAAAAATTTGTAAATGCAATTACAGAAGACTCTATCCGTTCCCAGATGATTCAGAAGTTAGAAGAAGAGAATGGGAAAAATGCAGAAGATGTATTTAAAGAACTTATTACTAAAGATGGGAAACCAATTGAGAACATCTTAGTTGACGAAAAGAAAGCACCAGCTCCTAATATTCCAAGCTTTACGACTAAGTTCAACAGCGGAGAGCAGAAAAAGGGAACACAGAAGTTAAGGGAAATGTCTTTAGACGACAGAATGAAGCTTAAGGCAGAGGACCCAGACTACTATGCAACCTTATTAAACGACAGATAGATAATACCGACTCACAATATGGAAGTGAGCCGCTAACCTAAAAATCCCTTAATAGTTGTAGGTAGATGGGACAAAGAAAAGTCCTTATCTATTCTTATTTAGGGGTAGAAAGGACTTTTTTTATGCCAAGAACAGGATCATTTGGTGGTTTTGATTTTGACCCAGAGGTTTTCGCTGAGTTTATGTCAGAAAACCCAACATGGAATGATGCGATTATTGCATCTGGTGTGTTAGCACAGGACAATACAATCATGGACTTAATCGGAGAAAAAGGAAACGTTGCAACAATTCCTTTTTATACACCGATTGATGAACAAGACTCACAGGCTTTGAACAACGATGGAGAAACAAACAATACACCTGTTGAAATCACAGGAAAGAAACAGACTTGTATGTTAATTCAGAGAATGAAAGCTTGGAAAGCAAAAGACTTTACAAAAGAGTTAACAGGTGCAGACCCTATGACTCATGTTGCAAACTCTGTTGCAGGATTTTATAAGCAAGTAAGAACACGTGACTTAATGACTACAGTTGATGCAGTTTTAAGCCTGTCTGGTATGGAAAACCATATTACAGACTTATCTTTAACTGGCGAGGGCACTGTAGGAGATGCAAACAAAATTGATGATACAACACTTATCTTTGCACAGCAGAAAGCTTTAGGAGATTCCGCTGACAAGATGGGATTACTTGTATTAAACTCTTACATCTACGCAAAATACAAAGCAATGGGACTTGTTGACTACAACAAATACACTATTGCTAACGCAGTAGAAAGAGAAGTAAATCTTCCTACAATCGGTGGATTTATCCCACTGGTAACAGACAGATTTACAGTTGATACAACAGGAACAAACCCAGTATACAAAACTTATATGCTTGGTACAGGCTCAGTATTGACTTGTGATAAGACAAACTATGAAAATCCTTATTATACAGACTACGACCCAGAAACATCTGCCGGTATTGAAAAGCTGTATACAAAACAGGGTTATGTATTACATCCTAACGGATTTTCTATTAATGCTAACAAGATTGCAAAAGAGTCTCCTACAAATGCAGAGTTAGGAGCTAAAGCAAACTGGTCTTTAGCATTTAACCAGAAGAATATCCGCATGGGTGTTATTAAATCCAACGGATAAAAAGGAGTGTGATTTCATGGCGTACATTGACTATGAATATTACAAAAACCTTTTTGGAGAGAAAGCTATCCCAGAACAGGACTTTAACCGTCTTGTCTGGGATTCTTGCAAGAAGATAGATAATGCCACGACTGGTGTTGACAATGTGAAGAAACTTAAGATTGCTTTTCCAACAGATGAAGATGATGCAGAAGCAGTTAAAAGATGTGTTTGCGAACTTCTATCAATCACATATAAGATTGAACAGGCAGAAACGAGAGTTGAAGCATCACAGGGTTATATCACATTAGAAGATGGAACTGTGATGAGTAAGCAGGTAGCATCTAAGAGTGCAGGAAACGAGAGTATAAGCTATGTGACTTCCAGTAACGCAGGTACGGCTACATTGATAGATAAGTGCCTAGCGGATAAGGAAGCACAAAAGCAACTATACGATGATAAGATAAGAGATTATCTGTCTGGCATCACTGATGCTAATGGAGTTAACTTGCTGTACATGGGAATATATCCAAGATAAAAACGGAGGGATACGATGTATGTATAACGATACAATCACACTTTTTAATAGGTATGAAAGTAAATTAGGAGATACATGGTATCCCTCTATTTTGCATAATACGAACCTAAACATGGATAAAGCAAGCATCGTTGCAAAGTACGGTTCTGACTCACAGGACAATGCTGTATTAAACGTGCAGTATAGCCTAAAAAGCGGTCAAAAGATGGTAGGGAGTAAATTATGGCTACCGCCTAAAGAATGGTGTAAACAGACGAATGATAAGCTGTCAGAAGCACTTACGTTTAGTTCTAAGGCGAATAGTTTTGATTTCTTTATCGTTGACGAATGGGAGAATGAAGAACCGATTGCAGAGGATGATTATATTGACGGATTCTACGAAGAGATGAAACTTAAGTATGATTATGTCTTTGCAATAACTGGAAGTGCCTTTTACGACATAATCCCGCATTTTGAAGTAATGGCTAAGTAGGTGGTTATATATGGCTAAGAAAAAATTAGGAAATGTTAATGTGAATACACAGAACATGAGAGCTAATATCAGTCTGGCGAGATTCGATGAACAAATACAAAGTGCTCAATATTGGTTAGATAGTCAAGTTATGACCGATATGGTTCCTTATATGCCACACGAAACAGGCACGTTTATAAATGTGACAAGGGCAAAAAGCGCTTCACTTGCAGGTACAGGAATGGTATGTGCAGGTACTGGACCGATGGGACGTTTCTTGTACTATGGTAAAGGCATGGTTGACGAATTAACAGGCTCTCCGTGGGCAAGAAAAGGTGCTAAGAAAGTCTTGGTATCTGAGTTCGCAGGAACTACAAATGCAAAAGAAGACTTATCATATTCAAATCCTAAGGCTACTCCATATTGGTTTGAAACAGCAAAGAAGAATCACGGTAAAGCATGGGTTACTCATGTTAAGAAGCAGGCAGGAGGTAACTGATGGCAGAAGAACAAAAGGTAGTCAAATACGATCTTGACGGCTTTGACGTACTAACAACAGCTCTAACTGACTTGATAAATCAGTATCCGAACATTCGAGAGGGAGAAGAGATCACTTTTTCAATATTGGATGATGCAGGCGGCAAGGCAATGTTCCCTGTGAATGGGGCAGTGATTGAGAGTGAGAAAGAAAGTATCACTGGTCACGTCACACAGGTTTGTTTGTATCCATTTTGTGTGATCTACCGTATAAGCGGTGCTGATGCAAAACGTAAGGCATACACGAAAGAGTGGTTGGATAACCTTGGTAAATGGTTGGAAAAGCAAACAATCACAATTAAAAACAACACATATAAACTAGAAGAATATCCAGTGTTGACAGGCAATCGAAAGTTTTTAACGATTGACAGACAGACACCTGCATATTTGGACAGTATAAACGAAAACAAGTCTGAGAATTGGGCTATCAATATTTCTGCCCGATATCAAAACGACTTTGATAGATAAATAAATTAACTATTAACTGGTCTACGACAGGATGTAGATCACTGACCTTGAAAAGATAAAGGAGAATCATAATGGCAGTTACAACAGGTAAAATTGACCGTAAGTATATGGCTCATTTCTTAGATGCAGGCTCTTTGTGCGGTGGTAAAACACCATCCTATGAACGTCTTGGAAAAGACTTAGAAGAGTACAATGTCGAACTTAATCCCGATACAGAAACAAGTAAAAATATTATCGGAGAATCTACATTCAAACACAACGGATATGAGGTTTCTTCAGAAGCCGACCCTTACTATGCCGAAGCTGACAGCACATTAAGCCAGAAGTTGCAGGAGATCATTGATAATCGTTACAAAGACGATAATCTGAAAACTACCGCAGTAGAAGTACACCTATGGAAAGAAGCATCAAGCGGAGCTTATGAAGCATACGCAGAAGATTGTTATATTGTTCCAACATCCTACGGTGGAGACACAAGTGGTTACCAGATTCCATTTACAGTTAACTACGCAGGGAACCGCAGAAAAGGCACTTACAACGTAACATCAGGAACATTTTCAGAAAGTGCTACAAAGGACTTAAAAGACAACAACAAAGCAGTTTTATCATAACAAGGAGTGCAAGATATGGAAGAACTTAGACGAAAAGTCAAAACTGGGGCATTAAATGTAATTTTAACGAATGAAGATGATGAGGAAATCGGAAAATTCCCATTCAACCCAGTTGATTTAAATATCGTAAGAAGATACGAAGAAGTTGTTGCTAATTTGGAAAAGATGGAACTTCCAGAGGATGCTACAGAGCAGGATATCTTAGAACTGTCTGACAAATTAGAGGGGCAGATTGATTACTTGCTTAACTCTAAAGCTTCTAAGTCTGTATTTGCTATTTGCAATCCGCTAACTCTTACAGAAAGCGGAGATTTCTTCATCGAGAACATCATCGTGGAAATCGCAGATATTATTGAGCAGGTAACAGATCAGCGAATTAAGAAGAAACAGGCGAAGATCAAAAGAGCAACTTCTAAATATCACAAATAAATGGAAGTCTGGGAACTTCCAACATCCATAGTAGTTGGTGGCATTAAGTACGATATTCGTACAGATTTTCGAGCAATTTTGGATATATTAAAGACTTTTAATGATCCAGAGTTTGAGAACGATGAAAAGTGGATTGTTGCTCTTACCATTTTATACATTGATTTTGACGAAATGCCACCGCATGACTATGAAGAAGCAAGAGAAAAAGCCATCGAATTTATTGACATGGGTATAAAAGACGATGGGAAGAAAAAACCGCACACAATGGACTGGGAACAGGACGGTGCGGTTATTATTCCATCGGTTAATAGGGTCTTAGGAAGAGAAATCAGAGCTATGCAATATCTTCATTGGTGGACTTTTTTGGGAGCTTATATGGAAATCGGAGAATCCTTGTTTTCACAGATTCTTAATGTTCGCATAAAGAATGCGAAAGGAAAGAAACTTGATGACTGGGAACGTGATTTCTATAGAGAAAACAAAAATTTGATTGACTTAGATGTTAAATACACCGAAGAAGAATTAGCAGAAAGAGAACGTCTTAATGCACTTCTTAATGGACAGAAAGGGGTGTGATTAAATGGCTACACAAAAAGCGGATGGAAGTATTTATATCAAAACAGAAATTGATACAACCGAAGCAAAAGCAAGTGTGAAAGAAATCACATCCCTTTTAAAACGTTTATCCAATCAAGTGAAAACCATTGGGAAATCAATGGAAAAAGCCATAAGTGGCGGTATAAAAGCACCAGATATAAAAGGCATGGATGTTGTCGAAGAAAAAGCAAAGACTGTGGCTGAGGAACTGGAAAAGACCGCACAGGCAGAAAAGAAGCTAGAAAGCATAGATATTAAATCTGATGCACTAGATACGTTAGATAAAGCTATAGAAAGCACAGGACAAAAGCTTGCAGAGCTAGAAAAAGCACAGATGGATGTATTCAACAGAAATCAGAGTGCAACTTCTTCCCCTGCGTTTCAAGCAATGGAAAGTGCAGCGGCTAAACTAGATCAGCAATACGAAGAACTTCTTGCAAAGAAAAAGCAGTTAGAAGCACCAACAGCGAGTACAGACAGTGGTCTACCTAAAAGTGCAAAACTTACAGGTGGAACAGGTCTTGCAAGTGAAGAGAGTGCAAAAGCATTACAGAAATTAAATGCAGAAATCACAGGTACAGAAACAAGTGTTGAATCCTTAAACACCAATTTAGGACAAACAACACAATTGCAGGATGAAATCAGCAATTCAAATATCAAGACAACAGCATATCAGATTCTTGAAGATTCCTTGCAACGCCTTGATACACAGTTTGAACAGGTAGCAACAGCACAGCAAGAAATATTTGCAAGAAATCAGAACGCAACTTCTTCTCCTGCGTTTTTAGCATTGGAGAGTGCTGCGGAAAAGCTTGGCAGACAATATGACGAATTATTAGCAAAGAAAAAGCAGTTGGACAGTGGAACAACAACCGCACAACCAACAGAGAAAGTACGTACTGCACCGATTACAGGGAACTACGCAAAGACAGCATCAGAAGAAAGTGAGAAAGCCTTAAATGCATTAAATAAGGAAATATCTAAGACTGATGCAAAAGAAAGAAGCCTTGTTGGAACAAATGGAAAGCTAGGTTCATCTTACACCAATATTGGTAGCAAAGTAGCGGAAACAAACGGAAAATTAAGCAAAACAAGAATACTTGCAACACTTTTATCAAGTGGTATTGGCAAGCTTGGAAATGCATTAAAAAAAGTTGGTTCATCCGCTCTTAGTGTTGGAAAGAGAATTGGAAGTCTTGCAACAAGCTTCCTTAATACATCGCAAAGTGCTGATAATGCACGTTTTTCAGTTGGTCGAATGGTTGGTATGAGTATCTTATATTCGACCGTGTTTGGAATGATTGGTAAGGTCAATTCTGCGGTAGCAAGCGGTATGCAGAATCTAGCACAGTATTCCAATCGCACAAATGCAGCACTATCATCTTTGATGTCGGCACTGACACGATTAAAAAACAGTTTTGCAACGGCATTTAGTCCGATTCTTACAGCAATAGCTCCTGCATTAGTTACGTTGATTAACTTAATATCAAAAGCATTGACCTATGTAGGAATGTTTGTTGCAGCACTGACAGGGCAAAAGACATTTACAAAAGCCGTAGGGGTGCAACAAGACTATGCTGCATCCTTAGGAAGTACAGCATCGGCATCGAATGATGCAGCAAAAGCGAGCAAAAAAAACGCCAATGCCACAAAGAAAGCAAACAAAGAGAACCAGACATATCTATCTGGTCTTGATGAAATCAGACAGTTCCAGAAAAAGAACAAAGATGATTCTGACACAACACCTAGTACCGGCGGTGGCGGTGGCGTAGGTGGTGGAGGTGGTGGACTTAGTCCATCGGATATGTTTCAAGAAGTGCCAATTGCTAGTTCTATCAAAGGAATAGCAGATAAAATCCGAAAGTTGATTAAGGACGAAGATTGGGAAGGACTTGGAGCATATATCGCAAGCGGTATCAATAAAGGATTGCAAAAAATCTATGATGCTATCAATTGGAATAATATAGGGCCGAAGATAACGTATTTTGTAAATGCATTTACACGAACGTTCAATAGTCTTGTAGATCACATTGACTGGGATTTACTCGGACGAACTGTTGGTGCAGGTATTAATACACTTGTCAATACAATGAATCTCTTAATTGATGGTATCGACTGGAAAAATCTTGGAACGAAATTTTCAGTAGGATTCCGTGGGTTAGTCAATGAGGTAAATTGGACCAACTTAGGAAATCTGCTTGGAAACAAATTTATGATTGCATGGAATATCTTTAACGGATTTGTTTCTGACATGTCAAGAAAAAGCAATCTTGGGTTGACTGGTTGGGAAGAACTTGGAACATCTCTAGGAAATCTTGTTAATGGAATCTTTGATAAAGTTAATTTCACAACAATTGCCGATACGTTAGTAAAAGGAATCAACGGAGCATTTGCAACGTTAGGAGCGTTTGTAAAGACAGTGGATTGGTCTGGAATTGCAAAGAACATCACTAATGGTCTTAATGCTATGATTCAAGGAATTGATTGGGCAACGGCAGGGCAGACGTTAAGTGATGCAGTGACAAGTCTGTTAGGTGTGTTTGCTAGTGTTGCACAAAACACCGATTGGAATGGACTTGGAAGAGGAATTGGAACATTCCTAAACAATATTGACTGGGGTACAATCTTTAGTCAAGTATTCACAATTATAACAAATGTTCTTGGCGGTTTGATTTCTGGTTTAGCAAGTACAACAGCAGGAAAATTAGCGTTAGCACTTGGTACAGCGATTGGAGCAATCAATTTGGCAGGAAGCTTTTCTAAAATGCTTACTGGAAAAAGCTTATTAGCGAATATCATATTAGCACTTGGAAAATCTGGTGGCGGTGGAATTATTGGAACAATCGCAAGTGGCCTTTCGACAGGATTAGTAGCTATATTTGGTGCAGAGGGAATACTTGCAACAACGTTAATACCTGCGATTGGTTCATTTGTATCTATGATAGGAACAGCATTAAGTGGCTTAGCTGCACTTTTCACTTTTCCGGCAGGAGTTATTGTTGCTGCGATAGTCGCAGGAGTTGCACTTATCGTATTAAACTGGGATAAGGTCAAAGCAGTCGCAGGAAAGGTTGCAGAATTTGCCAAAGGTGCATGGGAAAAATTAAAGAGTGGATTTGATACCGTTGCATCCGGCATAGGAAAAGCAGGAGAAACAATCAAAAAAGGTTGGGAATCTGTGAAAGAAAAAGCAGGAGATTTAAGAGATGGCATCAAAGAAAGAATAGAAAAATTACCAGAAAATGCTCAAACATGGGGACAAGGAATTGTCAACGGACTGCAAGAAAAGATTTCTGGCGGTATTGAAACTGTTAAATCAACAGCAAGTACATTAAGGCATGGGATTGAAGATAATGTAAGCGGTGTCGTTGAAAAGTTTAGACAGTTTGGAAATGACGCAATGTCAAAAATTAGAGATAATCTAAGTGGTCAGAATTTATCAACTGTTAAAGCGAAAGCGGAAGCAGTGAAAAATAGTGTGTCTGACGGATTCAAAGGAGTTATATCTAACTTTGGCACGCATGCAAGCGATGCCATGGAAAATGTCAAGAACACATTTGAAGAGAAGAAGCAAGGCGTTGTTGATAAAGTCGAAAATGTAAGAGACAAGATGGTTGGCGGGCTGAAAAAGCTAAAAAGTTTGATGGCAGGAAACTCTGACAGTCCAGTGAAAGAAGCTATCAGAAAGATGAAAACAGTTTTCTCAGAAATGAACTGGGGAAGCGTTGGACTAAATGTTGTAAAGGGAATTGTTCAAGGTGTTGGAAACAATGCATACAGACTTGTAAATAAAATGATGGACCTTGCAAAAGAAGCATGGAACGCAGTAAAAGATTTCTTTGGAATCCATTCTCCATCAAGACTTATGAGAGATACGGTAGGTAAGATGATACCTGCAGGTATCACAGTAGGTCTTGAAAAAGCTTTCCCAGATACGATTGATACATTATTAGACCAATCTAAACAGTTGGCAAATGTACCATTTACAGCACCATATGTAGCAAGTGGAGCGGTAATACCTGCGAAAGCATCCGCAGTGATCGCACAAAAGCAACACAGTACAGATAGCAGCAACAATGATGTACTCAATTTACTTGAACAGCTATTATCTGTTATGAAGTCTTTAGAATCAGACAACAGCGGTAACAATGGTGGGGATTATCATTTCACAGCACAGATTAACCGCAGGACGTTGTTTGATGAATTTATCGAAGAAGCAAAACTAAGACAAATGAGTAACGGTAGAAACCCATTCAGCCTTGCGTAGAAAGGAGTAAATATGGCACAAGATTATATAAAAATCAACGGTGTGAAAATATGGCAACCAGATTGTGACATAGCTGTAGCACTCGAAACCACGTATACGCAAGGTTCAACAAGGGCACAGTCTGGAAAAGGGAAATTTACACCGATGTTTACGGTAGAGCGTTTCCCGTATACAGCTACGGATATCCCAATGTCAGAAGCTTCAAAAATCCTGCAAATGGTAGCAAAAGGAAAACCTTTTGATTTGCATTATTTTTCCGTGTACCACAATGAATGGAGAACGGCAAAGTTTTATGTCGGACAGGTATCGGACATAAAAATACAAACATTGGAGAAAAACAAAGAGAAATTATCTAGTTTTTCGTTCAATGCACAGGGGGTTAACCCGATATGATAAATGTAAGTGATGAATTTAAACAGCTAATGACAGAACGACAAGATTTTAAATGCAATGCAGAAGTAACGCTTGCGAATGGAACTGTACTGCCATTAGGAGAAGATGATTTTTCAATAGATAACAATAGTCTGGTTGATTCTGCTGGGGCAAACTCTATTCCTTTAGGAGTTGCCCTTAGTAGAAACGTACAGTTAGAAATTATGAACGACGATGATCACTTATCTGATTATGATTTCTTTGGAGCAAAAATCAGACTATATCTGACGTTTGAATTATCATCAACGATAGAAAAAATTGAATACGGTATATTTACCGTCACTCAACCAGAAACCTACGGAAGTGTTGTAACGATTGTTGGATACGATGATATGTATAAAGCAGATAAGACATACAGCACAACATTGACATTCCCTGCGACAGCAAAGAGTGTGTTAATTGACAGTTGTGATACCTGCGGTATCTTGATTGGAGATAGTAACTTTTTACACAATGACTTCCAGATACCAACCATGCCGTCTAGCGAGTACACACACCGACAGATTATAGGATTTATTGCTATGATTGCCTGCGGAAACGCAAGAATCGACCGTACAGGGCATTTACAGATAATGACCTATGACTTTAATTACAATAGCGGTAATGTTCATAATTTGACCGATTACAACACTCTGACGAATGATACAAACGATGTGCAGGTAACAGGCGTGCAAATGACACGCACTGTCAAAAAAACTGTAACTGACGAAGATGGAAATGAGAATGAAGAAGATGTTGAAGAAACTGTAAAAGTAGGTGCAGACAGCTATATCTTATCTTTGGAGAATCCACTTGTAAAAGGACATGAGGAAACACTTGTTTCTTGGGTTTATGACAAATTTAAAGCAGTGACATTCCGTGGATTTACGATGGATTACATATCTTATCCAATTGCTGAGTTTATGGACAAGATAAAAGTCACAGACTGGAAAGGGAAAAGTTTCTATTCAGTATTAACAGATGTAAACTTTGTATTCTTTGGGTATACAACACTACAAAACAGTGCAGAGTCTCCAATGAGAAATCAAAGTAATTATACATCGAGTGAGCAAAAAGCACTGATTCAAGGAAAAGAATTAGTTGAACGTGAAAAGACAAATCGTGAAATTGCAGTTAAAAAGTTAAATGATACATTAAAAAACAGCTCTGGCATGTATTCTACAGCAGAAAAACAGCCAGACGGCTCTACTATTTACTATTTGCACGATAAACCAACAATCGCAGAATCACAGAATGTTATCAAACTAACAGCCGAAGCAATTGGTTTTTCCACGGATGGCGGTAAAACGTATCCATATGGTTTTGCAATCACAGGCGAAATGATAACAAGATTGCTATATGTAGAGGGTATTGACGCAGATTATATCAATAGTGGTGCAATTACTGTCAAAGATAGTGCAGGAAACATTATCTTTCAAGTTGATATGGATACCGGCAAGGTAGTTATCAGTGGAGATAACATTTCTATCGGTGGGAAGAAATTAACCGAAGAAATTGAGGATATAAAAAAGGCAGGAAATCTAATCCTTAAGATGGATAACGAATACCAAGGTATTAGTGTAGATCACGAAGGAAATTATGCAAAATTTCCAAAAGTGACGTTTACAGTACAGACGTTTTGGGGGCAGACAGATGTAACAAAAGATACTTCATTTTCTTTTGCAAAATCTGACGGCGTAAACGGTACGTTTGATACATCTAGTAAAGTCTATACAGTGTCAAGTCTTATAACGGATACTGGATGGATAGATGTTACTGCAACATATATGACGTATACAGCAAAGAAGCGTTTTAATATTGCAAAGATACGTGACGGTAGTCCAGGCAGAGTGTACTTGTTAGAACCATCCATAAACATTCTGAAAAAAGCACAGGATGGAAGTACAACACCAGATGAAATGACATTTAAGGCATATTACAGAGATGGCACAAACTCAGCGAAAGTTGAATATCAAGGAATCTTTGTAGTGGAAGAATCAAAAGATGGAAAGACATGGACCAAAACTTATGAAAGTTCAAGTGTTGAAAGTTCATTGACGTATTCTTTTTACGATTGCTTAGAGGTCAAGACAGGCGATTATCTGACAACCAATGCAGGAAGTATGATTGTGGTCAGCAAACGGAGTATGAAAGACGTGTTGTATATACGATGCAGGCTGTATACAGCAGATAAAAAGACCGTACTTGACGAAGAATCAATACCGTTGGTTATGGACGTTGAAGCACTGACACACGAAGATATATTTAATCTGTTGACGAACAATGGAGAATGGCAAGGTATTTATCGTGGGACTGATGGAAAGCTGTATATAAATTTTACTTATGGAAGAGGTGGAGTGTTAAATTTAGGTGGGAAAGCTACCACATATGGAAACGGAGAACTGCATGTTTACAATATGTGGGATCAAGAAATTGTGACGGTAGACACTAGAGGGATTTTGGTGTCGAATTATGTCCTACAAAGCGATAAAACTCCACAATCATATATATGCTTGCTGCCAGAATTATTCAATGAAGGAATGTACGTTTCTAAAAGTAAGGACGGGACAGGAAAAGCTTCAATAGTAAAACACGATCGTATAAAAGTTAAAAATTCAGAAAACAGTGTTGGCGCGCCATTTGACTGGGAATCAACAGAGACAAATATAGATTATGAAAGCATATTAATATCTCACGGATTAAACAGTACAGAAAAAGGTCAATTTCATGTAAGTATAGGAGAAAAAAAAGAATTTTTTGTTTCTGACTTGGATTCATCATTTTATGGAAATGTAGATATTTCTGGTGGAAATTTGTCTGTTTCTAAAGATTTTAGTTGTGCAGGGACGAAAAAGAGAATAGTTGATACTGAAAATTACGATATTCGTTCACAGTATTGCTATGAGACAGCAACTCCAATGTTTGGAGATATTGGAACGGCACAAACCGATGAAACTGGAGAATGTTATATAAACATTGATGATATATTTGCAGAAACAGTAAACACAGGTGTTGAGTACCAAGTATTCTTGCAGAAAGAGGGAAAAGGCGACTTATGGGTAAAAGAAAAGACTGACAGTTACTTTATCGTAAAAGGTACTGAAAATCTTAAGTTTTCATGGGAAATCAAAGCAATTCAGAGAGATTATGAGTTTGAACGACTTGAAAAATTCGACAACTCAGAGAAAGAAGAAGTAATTGACTACGAGAAAGAATACATGGAAGAAATCAATGATTTAATTAAAGAGCAGGAGGAAATATTAAATGAAACAGTTGAGTAGCTTTATGGTATTAAACATTGACGGTGGAGACAGAGTAACATATACATACAACAAGATTGACGATAGCACAGGCGAACCAATCAGCAGAAATAATAAGGGTAATTTTTATATAGTGGACAATGAACTCAAAGAGCATGTCAAAGCTATTAGAGACTTTATCAAGGATAACAAACTGAACGATTAAGAGTAATATTATGGCAATTAATATACCTTTAGTACATATCACTATTTATCATTGTTTTTTTGTATGCAATTAGAACTTTTGCAAGAATCATTAGGTCAAGATGTAAAACCTAAAAGTTAAGATTTTGGTCTAATCTGGAAGCGTTGGTCAAACGGTAGAAGTGCCGATTGTAGAAAGTATCGAAGCATTATCCGATGGTAAATTAAGGAGGGCATATGAACGTAGATATGACGTTTTCCGTGTTGTCGGAAAATCTTAGCACAAAAATAAATACAATCATCACAGAAGCAATGCAGAACGGTGCCACATTGGACGTTGTGGAAATGGCCTTGATTAAGGTACATAACGATGTGCTGATGCAGAAAAACAGGCTGTATGCAGGAATGATGGAACAACCTAATGAAAAAGAAATCGAGTTTAAAGACCAGAAAGCATTGAAAAAATTTTTGGAGAAATCTGGTGTAGAAGTAAAAGAGGTGGATGCAAATGGCAAAGATAGATGATTTACCGCTGTTGTCTAATCCGACAGAAGATATGTATTGTCTGGTTGGGAAAGATGATTTAAAGAAAGTTCCATGGTCTGCGATTATGGGGCAGATTGGGTCCCCTTATGTTGCAACAGCAGTATCACAAATGACAGATAAGACAAGGGTGTATGTCTATTATGGAGAAGAAAGTGGCTATATAAAAGGTAATTGGTACTATTGGAACGCCAATACATCAGCTTGGACTTCTGGGAAAAAGTATAACAGCGAGGGTATAGTTACAGATGAAACACTTACAGTATCTGGAAAGGCTGCGGATTCGGCTACAGTTGGAAAGGAAATTGGTTCACTAAAGGAATCTTTAGAAATCGAAAAAAAACATACGGAAACAGAATACAAAGAAGAAGTTGTACAATTAGAAATAACGGAAGGACAGGCAATTAGTACAGATGGAGAGCTGTACTCTTCTGCGTATGCAAGATGGGGGAAAGCTTCGGTAGAAGGATTGTGTAAAATAAAAGTGAGTGGACGCTCGCAACAAAACAAAAAATATCCATTAATATCATATTTTGACACTAACGATAAATTGTTAGGTAGTGATTGTGGTGATGGAACTGCCAAAAACTATGTAGATATCGAATTGACAACACCATTAAGAACGGCATATGTAAAAATTAATGGTGCACAAGGAACTAGTACATCTGTAGGACCCAAATTGACAAAAGTATCACAACTAACAGTAAAAGAATTTTTGAACAAAAATAATGATAATCCTTTATATGGTAAAAAAATAGTATGTATGGGAGACAGTATAGTAAAAGGACAAGGCTATAACGGGGATACAAAAGGTAACAAATCATATGTTGACATGATTGCAGAAAAAAACAACATGACTTGTATAAATTATGCTGTATCAGGTGCTACGATTATGTCTGGGACAAACGAAACAGTATTTCACATCTGCGATAATATTGAAACAATGGATGAAGATGCCGATTATATTATTGTTGGTGGTGGATATAACGATCATATCTATAGAGGAACTATTGGAAGTCTTACAGATGATTATACTAGCGAAATAACAAATACATCAAGAATAATCGGTGGAACTGAATATATGTGTCGAAAACTATTGGAAAGATATGAAGGAAAAAAGATTCTTTTTGTGTTTTCTCACAAAATTAAAGATACGCCATATACAAAAATAAATGATTATAATAATGGTTCGCACACAATGACAGAAGTACACGATGCTATTGAGAGCGTGTTGAAAAAATACAGTATGCCATATTGTGACCTATACAACATAAGTTGTTTCAATACAGCTATATCAAGTTATCTCAAATATACAGCTAATAATGATGGTACACATCCAACCAAAGAAGGTTATGAAAAATTTTACGTACCATACGTAGAAGCAAAATTAAAATTATTATAATTAACTAAAGGAAAATTTAGTTAATCAAAAGAAGTTTTATCAAGTATAAAAAAATCCCCCTACAAACTGTAGGGGGAAAGTATAAAATTGAAGATTAAGTATGAAAAAATCTTCAAATACATATTAACATATATTTCCACAAAATGAAAGGAGAAATTATGAATCTTAAATTACGTTTCAAGAATAAAGCAACATTAGTAGCATTGGCTTCTGCCTTAATTGCATTTATCTATCAGATTCTAGGAATCTTAGGTATCACAGCACCAATCGCACAGGATGAAGTATCACAGCTTGTAGGTATCATCCTTAATATCTTAGTAGCTGTCGGGGTATTGGTGGACCCAACAACAAAGGGAATCGGGGATAGTGTCAACGCAATGTCTTATGAAGAATTAGGACAGGCAGTAGACCCAGATTATCAAGGGCCTGTTGACTTAACAGAAAATACACACAAAGAGGTGGAATAAAATGAAATTTATCAACAAATTTGCTCATAGTTCCAATTACGGCGGAACTAGAAAGCTAAGTGATATTAAATATATCGTTGTGCATTTTACAGGGAACAAAGGAGATACAGCCTTAAATAACTGCAAATATTTTCAAGGACCAAACAGACACGCTTCTGCTCATTGTTTTATTGATGGTAGTGGAGTTGTATATAAATCTGTATCTCTTAAGAGAGTAGCATGGGCAGTAGGTGGATGTTATACTTTAAAAAATGGTGCAGGTAGCAAATACAAGGTTGCTACAAATGCAAACAGCTTAAGCATTGAAATGTGCAATTGCGTAGGTGGTGTACCGGCAGATGTGTACAAGGATTTAGTGTGGCTAGTTACATACTACATGAAAAAGTATAACATTGATGCAGATCACGTTATCCGACACTGGGATGTTAACGGCAAGGACTGTCCAGACCCATGGATTGGAAAGAATAACAAGGGATGGAACAAATTTAAATCAGACATTGCAGGCACCACAGCGAAAAAAACAAAGAAAGCAGGAGTATATGGAAAAGTCGTTACAAAAAGTGACCCGCTTATCCTTAGAAAGAGTGCTAGTACAAAATCTAAGATTGTTTGCACAATGCCTAAAGGCTCAACGGTACGGATTCTTAAAAAAGGTAGCAAGTGGCATAAAGTTAAATACCCTATCAACGGTAAGACAGGGTATTGTTCAGCAACTTACATAAAAATTTAAAAATAATGCTTGCAATGTCGAAAATGATGTGATATTATAATCAACGTTGGTTACGAAATGTTCCATTTTCGTTCCAACCAAAATTAAAGACAATTGAGTTTATGCGGTTTGAGAGCATTTTGACCCCTTGACTTTTAATCAAGTTGTCCGGGGTTCGAATCCCCGCACGCTCACTATTAGATAAGAAGAGACAGAGTTTTAGATCATTTAGAACTCTGTCTTTTTTTACTTTATAGGAAAGTTCGCCTTTGGCTCCTTTCCAAAAGAAAAATAGCCCACATA